GGTCAATATGTGGGCACGGAAATCCGGCCTTTCTCCGACCGCGCCGAGGCGGTGAAAGCCGCGCTGGCGGCGGGAGGGCGCGCGGCATGAGCCTGTGGTCTTCCAGCGACGCCGAAGCCGCGACCTGTTATCACGAGGTCGAGTCCTATCTCGGCGTGCTGAGTTCGACGCCTTCTGGCGGACTGGCCGACACGCTCGGCAGCATCAAGGGCATCGCCACCGCGATCGAAGCGCAGCGCCTTGCCGCACTGACGCCGGCTGCAACGATTCCACCGGTGCCGAAGTCGCTTATCACCGGCTGCGCGGTCGTGGTGTTCGACCTCAAAATCAGCATGCTCGAATTCATGCGACAGCTCGGATTCGATGTCGCGAACCTCAAACTCGGCGGCGCGATCGGTTCGGCCAAGACGCTGAGCCTCGTGAAAGCCGCTGAAGCCGCGCAGGCAGCCGGAGCACGCCCATGAGCATCAAACGCCGGCTCAATCCGATCATCTGCGTGCAACCGATCCTGGTTGCTCTCCTGCTGTACACGATCGCCGCCTACGCGCACGCGGCGTCCTACAATCAGCCGCTACAGTGCGCCGCTACCGGCATCGCGCTCAACAACCCAAGCACGTCGGCGACGGTGCAGTGTCCAAACCTTCCGCCACCGCCGCCCCCGCCGCCAGGCGGGACATGCAAGACCGGTACGCCAGCAGACCTTCCGAATCTCACGGCGGTATGTTTTGGCCGGTTCATCACGCACATCGGTACGTGTAATCCGGATGGCGGGACTTGTCCGTCAGCAACGGGCGGGTTTTCATTTGCCTTCGTCTTCGGCAGTGCGTGGCCCGGCAACAACGGCGCGACGGACGAGATTTTCAGTCTCGGCCTGAATCAATATCTGGCGATACCGGTCGATCCATCCCCGGCGGGCACGGAATCCTTCGTCGCCAATACGACCTACATGCCGACGAACAACGCCTTGTTCGCAATCAGCGACGCGCCAGGGAATTTCACCGGCGCCGGCGTGGAGTGTTCGAACGGTCGCAATCCGAATCTGGTCGCTTCTTCCAACGGCAGTGCCGCCAACTGCCACCTTGATCCCACCAAACACTACTGGCTCAACATGGCGCCAGGCGTGCAGGGTCCGGCCGGGTTCGCTCCATGCGCCAAAGCCCCATGCAAGATCGCGGTGCAGGGCAAGCGGGTCAATTGAGGGTGCCTGCACGGCATCGGCGCAAGGGTCGACACAAACACTCAACGAGGCCGAGATGACAACCGATGACGAATTGCGCCGCGCTATTCAGCACGACGACCACGAGGTGATCCGCAAAGCGAAGATGGAAACAACGTTCTCCGCAGACGGTCTTCACCGAGTTACTTATCTCCTGCGCGAAGAAGCATTTATGCGCTTTCTCCCACCGATACTGACTTCCCGTCGTTCTGACGGGAAGGTCTCGGATTATCAGGGAATTTCCCAATGAACCTGACACGGCCGCCGCACAAACACGCAAGACAGAATTCAAACTGAGGAAATTCCATGAGCCTTACTGCGTACGACATATTGCGCGACAAGTCGACCGACAACCTGAAAGCCCAGGTCACTTCGGCAATCGCCAATAGCTGGCAGCCCTACGGCAAGCCGTTCGTCACCGAAGAACACTTCGTCTGCCAAGCGATGGTTCAGGGCTCTCAGGTGTTGGTTGGCGCCACTGGAGCTACTGGGGCCACCGGCGCTGGTGGTGCCACCGGCGCGACTGGTCCGACTGGCGCGGTCTCGACGTTTTACGGCGAAACCACCGACGCCGCCAACACGTACACGGCCACGATCGCGGGTGCAACTCTGGCGAACGGCACCATCTTCGCGATCAAGTTCGACCATGCGCCGACGGGAGCCGCGACGCTGAATGTCAATGGCCTCGGCGCGCATGCGATTGTGCTACCGAACGGTAATGCCATCGCCGATACGCAAGGCGTAGACGGACAGATCAACTGGATGGTCTACGACTTGGCCAATACACGCTTCGTGCTCAGCGTCACGCCAAACAACGCGTAAGGAGCCCGCAATGACTTTCAAATACCCAACTGGCCATCACCAGAATTTCATCGCCGGCGCGATCAAGAAGCCAGGCCAGCTCCATCGTGACCTCGGCGTGCCGCAGGGGCAGAAGATTCCGGCGGCCAAACTTGAGGCTGCCGCCCACAAGCCAGGCAAGGTCGGTCAGCGCGCACGCTTCGCTAAAGAATTGCGTGGATTCAATAAGTGAGCTTCGCGAAGACCTGTCAGCAATGTGGAATTGCGTTTATCGCGCAAAAGCGAGCAGCTAAGTTTTGCACCCAAAGTTGTTGTGCCAAGTCGAAGGTGGCCGCGCTTGTGGAGCGTAATAAATCGCGCCGCAAGTGGACTGACGTGCCGGGCCTGAGCCGCGCACAGGTGTGCTATCGAGCCCACAAAGGCAAGTATGGCCAGAAGGATGTTGCGAGCCGCCACGCGGTCATTGAGGTCCTTGGTGCGCGTTGCGTCGAATGCGGCTATGAACGCGACGTCCGCGGTCTCGTGCTCGACCACATCCACGGTGACGGACAGCAGGATCGCAAGCGACTCGGTAACAAGATCGCGCGCTACTACGCTAAGCACCCGGATGAGGCGCGAGATAGGTTGCAGGTCTTATGCGCCACCTGCAATCAGATCAAGGCATACGAGAACGGCGAGCACAACAAGTCGCGCCGTATCAAAGAGTGGGATGTGACACTACGCAAGGAGGTTGCATGAAAATCGCGGAAACCCTCAAGGGCCTGCGCAAGTGAAAGACCTAAGCGTTCTGGATCCGCGTCGCGCTCTACGGCATGGACGCGGCAGTTCGACGGATCGACCGCGAACTTGGTGCGTGACAACAACTTAACTGTTGCAGCAAAACAACATGGGTGCTCCAAAAGGAAATCGAAACGGCGCGCACGACAAGCCGTGGACTCGCGCGCTTGAGCGTCACGCGGCACAAAACCCCGACAAGCTCGCCGCGCTGGCTGAGAAGGCCTTCAACGCCGCGATCGATGGCGACATTCAGGCGATGAAGGAAATAGGCGATCGTCTGGACGGTAAGCCGCGGCAGTCGGTCGACAATACCCATGCTGGAGACGTGACGATTAGCGTCAACACTGGTGTCAAGCGTGACGGTGATTGAAGTCTCCACCGGATACGATCAGCGCGAACAGTTTGCTGGCTATCACGCGAGGAAAGAACGATTCGCGGCAATGGTGTGTCATCGCCGTGCCGGCAAGACCGTCGCGAGCCTGAACGATGTCATCGACGATTGTCTGCGTTGCGAGCTCCAGTCACCACGGTTCGCGTACATAGCGCCGCAGTACCGGCAGGCAAAAGAGGTAGCCTGGGACTACCTCAAGCGCTACACCCGCGCGATACCAGGCATGGAAGCCAACGAGTCTGAACTGCGCGTCGACCTACCAGGCGACCGCCGTATTCGTTTGCATGGCGCTGACAACCCCGACTCGTTACGCGGCATTTACCTTGACGGTGCCGTGCTCGACGAGCCCGCGCAAATGAAGCCGGCGACGTGGGAAGAAGTGATTCGCCCCGCGCTGGCCGATCGGAAAGGGCGCGCAACTTTTATCGGCACACCGAAGGGCCGCGATTGGTTCTACGAGATATTCCGTCGCGCCGAGCGTGATCCGGAGTGGTTCACTTTGAGTCTGCCGGCCAGTCGGTCCGGCATCTTGCCGCAGTCGGAAATCGACGCGATGACGCGCGACATGAGCGCGGCGAAGATTGCGCAGGAACTTGAGTGCAGCTTCGAGGCGCCGAATTCAAGCCAGTACATCGGCAGTGATGTTGTTGCTACTGCGCAGGGTCGCATAGCGGCTCCCGACGTTTACAACCATGCGCCCCGCGTGATGGGCGTGGATGTCGCCAGGCATGGCGATGACGAGTCGGTAATCCTTAAGCGTCAGGGAATCAAGTGTGATCAGCCACGGCGATTGCGCATTCCTGATTTGATGCAGTTGGCCTACCACGTCGTCGAGGAAATCGTCGCGTGGAAGCCGGACGCAGTCTTCATCGACGCATCCGGCATGGGCTGGGGTCTGATTGATCGGCTACGCCAGTTGGGCTACGGCAAGCTGATTCACGCCATTCAGACCGGCGAAAAGGCGTTCGACGAAAACCGCTTCTACAACCTGCGCATGGAGTTGTGGGCCCGCACGCTGGCTTGGATTGTTGAAGCTGGATGTCTGCCGCCGGATGACAGTCTAGTGCGCGACTTGACCGCTCCGGAGTACAGCTTCGACAACCGCAACCGGCTGCAGTTGGAGAAGAAGGAAGACATGAAGGCGCGCGGCATGCCGTCGCCAGACAGCGCCGACGCGCTCGCGCTGACGTTCGCGGCCCACGTGGCTGACCGCAAGCGTCTGGACGTCCCAGCGTGGCAATCCAAGCTGCGCGCACTCAAGCAAGCCAAATACCGAACTCGGAACCCGATGGCCGTATGAATATCAAAGATTGGATCGCCGATAACCCGGTGTTCGAGATCATGGGTGCCGACGGCGCGCATGTCAGCATCTATGCCGATGGCCGCGTAACTGGCTATCCAGGTGAGTACGCGATCATCAATGGCATCTTGCCGTTGGTTTACGCAGCAGAAATGCCGCCATCGCGCATTAACGGAACGCCATCTGGCGTTAGCGCGCAATGAGCACGATAGGCACAGGAATCAAACTCCAGGCACCGCTGACGCGCGCCGAGGCGCAGGCGTTCATCTGGAACAACGCGCCGGAGTCTGAGCGCAAGTTGGAAAACGGCCACCGTTTCATTCGCATGGCGTGGGACGTCGACACCGGGCAGCAGTATTTCCAAGACCTTGAGCTCGCCGACCACCGCTGGCTCGAGCTCATGCTCGACATCGTGGCGAACAAGTTGACCGGCTTCCGTTCGGGCGCAGTGCATTGAACGCTACGGTCGCCGACGTCGTTCCCAAGGTCGACGCGCAAGGCGCGCTGATAGGCGATACGACGAAGGAAGAAATCGCGCGCAAGAACTGGCGCCGGTATGAGTACGTGCGCAATCGCGGGCATGTGCAGTACTGCCAGCAGGCGCGCAAGTGCGAAAACTTCTACCTCGGTGCCGGGCTGCAGTGGGACCCTGCCGTCGTCGCCGAACTCGGCGAGCGCATGGCGACCGAGGTCAACGAGATCATGGGTGCCGTCAATGCGGCGATCGGCTACCAGATCGCGCAACGCATGGACGTGCAACTGGTCGCCAAAGGCAATGGCGCGAACGATGCGACCGCCAAGATTCTCAACCTCGTCGTCAAGCAGATTCTCGACAACTGCCGGCACAAGTGGCTCGAAACGCAGCAGTGGTCGGATGGTTTAATTCAGGCCAGCGGCTACATCGATGTTCGGATGGCGTTCGACGACAACGCGCTCGGCGACATTGCGATGCGCACCATCGACCCGATGGACGGCATACCGGACCCGGACGCCAAAAGCTACGACCCGGACGACTGGCTGGATTGGACGGAAACGCGCTGGCTCACTGCGGACCAGATTGAGCAGGACTACGGCGCCGAGGCGGCCAAGATGTGCGTGGAGCGCATCAACCGCCCAGAACAGGACTGGGGCGACGGTACGGAAGGCGATGCGCCGCGCTCGCGCTTTGGCGACGACCTGACGCAAGCGGCGCCGTTCGACAGTTGGATCAGTGATGGCTCGGTGATTCGTTACCGGGTTGTGGACCGCCAGCACCACGTCTACGAGATGGGGCGCGTTGCGATCTACCCGACAGGCGACATCAAACCGGTCGACAACCTCGGCCCGGATGAAATGCAGGCGATTATCGCCGCGCGTCTGCCAATCTCGCTGCGCCGCATCCGGCGCGTGCGCTGGACGGTATCGGCAGCCTGCGACGTGTTGCTGCACGACGACTGGTCGCCGTACCAGCATTTCACCGTCATTCCGTTCTTCCCGTACTTCCGCCGCGGTCGCCGGCGCGGCATGGTCGACAACGCGATCAGCCCGCAGGAAGTGAAGAACAAGGCGGTGCAGAAAACGATCGAGATTATGAACTCGAACGCGCACTCGGGCTGGGTGTGGGAGGCAGGTTCACTCGCCAATCACGAAGACGAGGACATGGAAGACATCGGCTCGCTCAACGGGCTGAATCTGGCAGTCAAGCCGGAAGCGAAGAATTGGCCGGAAAAAGTGACTCCAAGCCCGTTGCCGGCTGGCTTCAAGATGCTCATCGACATGGCCTCGGAGAACATCAAGGCCACGACGCATATCAATGATTCTATGCTGGGCCTGGGCCCGCAGGATCGTTCCGGCGTTGCCGAGCAGAGCCGCCAATACGCCGCGCAGCAGAGTTTGGCGCTGCCGCTGGACAACCTCGCACGCTCGCGCCACATGCTGGCCGAGCGCGTGCTCGACTACATCCAGGACTTCATTTCCGATGAGCGCGTGATTCACATCACGCAGCTCGACGCGTTCGGCCGGCCGCAGAGCCAGCCGATCACGGTCAATCAGCAAATGCCGGACGGCTCGATACTGCACGACCTCACGATCGGAAAGTACGGCATCGTCATCGCCGAACAGCCGATGCAGATCACGTTCGATAACAGTCAGTTCGAACAATGCAAGGCGATTGAGGAATTGCTGGCCAAGCAAGGCAAGCACATCCCGGTGCAATACCTGCTCAAGTATTCCAACTTGGCCGACAAGGCCGAGATCGCACAGGCCATCGACACCACGGAAGCGCCGCAGCCGAGTCCGATCGAGCAGGCCGAAACGGACCTCAAGACGGCCCAGGCGCAGGCGGCTTCTGCCAATGCGGCGCTGACCAAGGCCAAGGCGGTGCAAACGCTGGTGACGGCAGAGTACGGAGCGACCCAAGCCGCCGCGCAGGTTGCCGCCGTTCCGCATCTGTCGCCGGTCGCCGATTCGATTTTGGAGAGCGCTGGATTCCCGGCGCCGAATCCGATTCCGCAGGATCCAGGAGCCGGCATTCCGGCACCGGTTCCCGGCGAACTGCCGATTTCAGTTCCGCAGAAAACCACGATGCCGCACAACACGCATCCGCAGTTTCCGGCGTCTCCAGATCGTGGCGTGGATGCAGGGATCGAGGGAGGCCAATAGATGCACTTCGGATTTCGCGATTACGACCGGTTGTTCTGCGTCGGTTTTTTCGAGTTCAAGACAATCCAACGATTCAGGCGCTTCATGCGCCGTTTCTTTCCGCATTGGTAACGAGGTAATTCAAATGAAAGGTATCGCAACAACCCCAGCGAAAGCAGCGCTTGCTGCCAAGCCGTATCCGGCTGGTAAGCAGGATTCGATGATGGACGACTACGACGCCAAGGCCGACATGCACACGCTCATTGCCGCGAACAGGATCAAGGCCGACAAGGGCCGGCACGCGAAAGCCAAGGCCGCAGCCAAACAGCATTTGGCCCACCTGAAGGCGGTCGTCAAAGGCGACGGCGCTGACGGCGACGCTGGAGCGCAAGACTAATGGCCCGCGAACTGACTTCCGCTGTACCGCTGGACGATGACGTCCCCGAAACCGAAACTGCAGATACCGTCGAAACGCCGGAGAAGGGCGAAGGCGCCGAGACCGAACAAACCGAGGAAGGCGTCGTCGAGGCAACACCGGAAAGCGCTCTCACCGACCTGAGCACCGAAGATCTGGAAGCGCTTGTCGGTGACGACAATCCCCGCGGCATACCGAAAAGCCGCTTCGACGAGGTCAACAACGAGCGCAAGGCATTCGCCGAGCAGAACGCCATGCTCGCGCGCGCCCTGGCCGAACGCGAGCAGAAAGCGGCACCGGCGGTCGAAGATGCCAAGCCGCGCGATTTCGAAGCCGAGCGCAACACGCTGAAGGAAAAGTTCGAATCCAACGATCTTGACGTCGCCACGTACCTTGCCGAGATGCGCAAGGTCGATCGCGCCGAAGACCAGTCCGAACTCGACAAGAAATTGCAGCCGGTGGTGAAGTCGCTTGAGCAGGAACGCGAGCAGATTCAGATCGAGCGGCTCAACTCACGCCTGCAGACTGAAGCGACCAAGATTTATGAGAAATACCCGTTTCTCAACCACGCCGACGAAGACAACGCCAACCCCGAGGCGATCGCAAAAGTTCTGGCGCAGCGTGACGAACTGATCGCGGCGAAGATCGACCCGGTCAAGGCATTGCGTCTGGCTGTCGCGGCAGTGGCGCCGGACTATGCGCCGACAGCAACCGCCAAGGTCGATGACGTGGCGAATGCACGGCGTATCGCCGCACAACGCAAAGCTGCCGAAGCCTCGCAGCGCCAACCCGCCGCCTTGCGCGGCACGTCGGACCGCGTAGTCGACACGTCCGAGCACATCGGCGGCAGCGTGAAGGATCACGAAGCATGGGAAGCGCGCCAGAGGGCGCAAGCCAAGTAATTCCAGTTTCACCGGCGCCGCAGCGGTTCCTGCGGCTCGCTCACTGAGTCAGTGACCCTCGCCTTTTCCGCCGGCGTAAACCGCGGAAGGTTGACCACCACACAGTCCAGTTCTCGGCGCTGCAAGCCGTGTCTCTCCGCCACCGCAGGCGCATTGCGGAAACCAAAAACGCACACAAGCCGCCCCGCTTCGGGGTTCGCGTGCGCACTTTTCATCTCACTGAGGACACGACTATGCAGACCGATTTTGGCGCACAAAAACCGTCCAAGATTCTCGACTGGCGCCACAAGGCGTATCGCCAGTATCGCGACAATTTCTTCTTCAAGAACTATCTCGGCACCAATGGCTCCGGCGTCATCGAGCGCATTACCGAGATCACCAAGAACGAACGCGGCGTGACCGGCGCGATGATCCACCTCATCGCCGATCTGCCGACCGGCGGCATCATCGCCGACAACCAGGTGCTCGGCCGTCAGGCTCGCCTGCAGTCCTATTGGCAGCAGGTCAACATCGACCAGATTTCCAACGCGGTCGAGAACAAGGGCCGTCTGGATGATCAGGCGTCGGTCGACAACTTCCGTATGGAAGCCAAAGACAAGCTGGCCCAGGTCGACGCGCAGACGTGGGACGAACTCATGTTCCTCACGCTCTCGGGCATCAGCTACTCGCTGAACCCCGATGGCTCGGTTCGCGTTCCGCTGCCGGGTCAGGATGACCTCAACTCGCTGTCGTTCGCGGCCGACGTGACCGCTCCGAGCGCCAACCGCCACTTCAACTGGACGGGCTCTGCTCTCGCCGCTGGCGATACCACGGTCGTCACGACCGCGTTCGTGCCGAAGTACGGCATGATCGTTGACTCGATGACCGAGGCGCGTTCGCGTCGCGTTCCGCCGCTGCGCATCGGTGGACAGGAGTACTACCTGTTCCTCGTGCATCCGCGTACCTACGGCGCGCTGAAAAAGGATTCCGACTTCCGCACCGCCGTTGTCCAGGCGATGCCGCGTTCGGAAAAGAACCCGGTATTCACCGGCGCCACGATCACCATGGACGGCGCGATCATCGCCACGCACAACCGTGTGTTCAACACGAAGGGCGCAACGTCCGGCGGCACTGCGGGCGCTGGCGGCAAGTGGGGTGCCGGCACCGCGGTGGACGGCTCGCGTTCGCTGCTGCTCGGCGCGCAGGCTGGCGCTTTGGCCGACCTCGAAGTCCCGCAGTGGGAAGAGGAAAGCATCGACCACAATCGGCGTCAGTCGATCTGTATCGAGCACATGGGCGGCTTGAAGAAGCCGGTGTTCTATTCGACGTACGACAAGTCCAACGAGGACTTCGGCGTCATCGCAATCAACCACGCCATCTAAGGAGGCAGCCATGACCATTCTCTACAAAGGCGCGGTGCAGGATCGAAAGACCGCATGGGTCGAATGTGACTTCGGCGATCTGCCGAGCGGCACGTTCGTCGGACTGGTGTATCTGCCAGCCGGTGCCATTGTTGTCGGCGGCGCCGCGTATTCGTTGACCGCTTCGGATGCCGCCACCAGCGAAACGGTGGGCGTCGGTGTCTCGGGCAATCACACGCTGTACGGCTCCATCGCCGACTCCAAGACCGCAGGCCGTACCGCTCTGACTCTGCCGGGCACGGCAACGCATGTTCCGGAAGCCGGCCAGGTGCTCGTCGGTTTGACGCGTACGGCGGTCGGCGCCGTCACGGTCGGGCATTACGGCCTGGAACTCGCGTACATCATCGCCGGAAATTCCGACGAGACGATGGGCAACTTTGTCGACCACACCTGATCGGCCTTCGTCGATCAATTCCAGCGCGCCCGGAGGCGCCCTTCTTTTTGAAGGATGAATGAAATTCAAGAGTCCCACCAACGCCGACATCTATGTTGCGACCACTGGCGGCATCTGCGCCCAGGTCGGTTCGGAATGGCGCGATCTTCCGGCCGGACTGCACAAGGCCGCGATCATGGCCGGTTGCGTCAGCGACAACATGGCCGAGGACGTCATCAATCCGCCGGCACCGGTTCTCACGTCGGCGCAGTTCGATCGCGAAGCCATCATCACCAATGCCGTCAAGACCTTGCTCGAAGCCGATGGGGTCGAAGGCTTCACTGCGGAAGGCGTGCCGGATCTGGATGCGCTGAGCAAGCTGTGCGGATTCGATGTCGAACGCGGCGAGATGCTCAACGCGTGGAATGAACTGAACAAGGTCGTTGCGTGAACCTGCGCGATCTGATCGACCAGTATCGGTCACGTACCGGCGATACGGAAAAACCGTATCTGTGGTCCGATCAAGATATCACCGGGTTTTACAACGAGGCGCAGGTCGAGGCGTGCGTTCGCGCGCGCCTGATCTTTGACGCCGACTCGAGATTTCTGTCGATCCCATTGCGCGCCAATACGGGCGAATACGAGATCAATCCCTCGATTCTGCAAAACGGCATCGTCGACGTCTATGTCGACGGTTACGCCGGGACAACGTGTCCGGGTTTCATGTTGCGCGGCACGGACCAGAGTGCGCTGGACCGCGAACGCTGGTTTCACTACCGGTCACAAACCGGCCGGCCGATCTACTTCATGCAGGACGGCCACACATTGAGACTGGCGCCGATTCCGAATAACACCGGCACGCTGCGCATGGCGGTCTATCGCGTGCCGGCGTGTGAAGAAAAACTCGAAGACGACGATGACGAGCCGGTTATTTCGAACCAGTTGCATCTTCGCCTCGTCGATTGGGCGCTGTATCTGGGCTATTCGGTCAACGACGCGGAAAAAGTCAACCCCGAAAAAGCCGCCCTGGCCGAAGCGCGTTTTGACGCCAGCTTCGGCAAGCGCGTCGATGCCAACACAGATCGCAAGCGCAGTGAGCGCCGCTCCAGCGTGTCCAAAGTGAACTGGCCAGCCAGCTATCCATTGAACGCAGCACGGCCCTATCGTCGGCATTCAAGGATCATCTGACCGTGACCAAGACGTGCACGAAACCGGTTTGCATCGCCCAGGGCACCAAGTACAACTACCTCGCGCAACTCGGCGCCGAGCCGCTGATTTACAAAGCGATCAGCGCGAAGGTTTCCAGTACGCCGTTGACGCTGACAATCACCGGTCACGGCATGCCGGCGACGTGGGGAGCCGCGTTCACCGATATCGGGTACGACGACATCGATTCCGACGAATGGCCGCCGGCCGATAGTGACGACTTCCACGAAGCCACCACCGTTGACGTCAACACGGTCAAGTTCAACAACATCGACCTGGCGCGGCTGGATGGTACGTTTGCCAACGGCAGCATCGCGTACCTGACGCCCGTCGATCTGACAAGCTGCTCGGCTGCGCTGAACATTTACGATTCTGCCGGCGCGCTGGTTCTCGCCATTAAGTGCACGCTCGACAACACCGCCAAGACGATCACCGCGGTGATCGACGCCGGCAACGTGCTATTGATTGTCGGCAGCTACACGTTCTCGCTGCTGTTCACCGATTCCGGCGGTACGGTGACGGAGGAAGACCGCGGCAGCATCAACATCTACGCGCTGGGTTCTTCGCCGTCGTGACCGTTACGCGCATCGTCACACGGCGGCTCACACGCGCCCACCCGCTCCGTCATCTCGTCACGCGCGGGCAGGCTGGGCCGACGGGACCGCAAGGGCCAGCGGGAACCGCGCTCGCCATCGCGCATCACGCCGTTTCGACCACTGCTGCACGTGGAACGTTGAACGTGATCGACGCCGACAACGTCGTGCTGACGCTGCCGGCTGGCGCCGTGGATGGTGAACCGATCCAGTTCCTCGTCCCGCAGGCGCGCACCGGGTTTGCGATCAATGGCGGCGCGGCGACTGTGAACGGTGCCGCGGGCGATGAACCGTTTCCGGATGGTCCGTGCTCAGGAACGCTGGTCTACATCGCGGCCGAAACCAACTGGTTCCTTTTCTTGGTCAACACGGGACAGACACCAGCATGAAGCATTTCCTGTTCTCGCTGCTGGCGCTGATCGGCGCCGCCGCCCACGCCGACACGATTCCAGATTGGCTCCGTCACCCGGCCGGCGCGTGCAACTCGACGCAGGTTATCCGTTACCTGACGCCAGGAGCTCGAGTGACGTGCGGCTTGGTGGCGTTCTCCGACCTCGGCAGCACACCGACGACGCTTGCCGGCTACGGGATCACCGATGCGCAATCAAGGGT